GTTTTAAAGACTGTGAAACTTTTAGAAAAAAATAATTTAATGGATCCAGAAAAATTAAATTATTTAATTGATTTAAATAACCAAGATCCGGCAGCTATTACTAAACTATTAAAAGATAGCCAACTAGATCCTTTGGATATAAATGTTAAAGATAAAAATACTTACACCCCAACATCCCGATCAGTTTCAGATGCAGAAATAGAGTTGGATCAAGTTCTTGTAGATATACAAGATTCCAAGGCTTACCCGAAAACTCTAAATATTGTTACAAAAGAGTGGGATGAAAATAGTAAACAACGTGTTGCACAACAGCCACAAATTATTTCAGTAATCAATGGGCATGTTGAATCAGGTATTTATGACACAGTTATGGGTGCAGTTAACTATGAAAGAAGCTTGGGCAAATTACAAGGTATTTCAGATTTTGATGCCTATAAACAAATGGGGGATACTTTGCACGCTGCAGGCAAATTAGGTGACATTATTCCTGTAAAACAGGAAAAAAATCCTAAAATTGTTAGTAAGAAAATTGAAAAGGATAAAAAAAGAAAAAACGCTAAGAAAGCTGCACAACCGAATAAATCGGTTCCAAGTGCAACACCAGCCACGTTTAACCCTTTAGAATTATCCGATGCTGAGTTTGAAAAAATGGATTTAAATAAATTTGTGAAGAAATCTTCATAATAAAACTAAAGGAATTTAAAAATGCCTCAAATATATAACGACCCAATAAATAGTGCGGAGTCAACAATTGGAAACCAGTTGGCTGAATATTATTATCAGAAAAAAGCTCTGATCGATATCAAAAAAGATCAGTATTTTTCTCAGTTGGCGAATGTAACTGCCATGCCAAAACACTTTGGTAAAACCATTAAACGTTTTCATTACCTACCTTTGCTTGATGAAGGTAATATTAATAACCAGGGTTTAGATGTTTCAGAAGTTGCTCTTGCTACTACACAGTATGATGTTCGTGTACCTTCTCTGGCTAATTCTCCCGCCATTATTGAAGCAAATGAAGCTAGTTTTACTGCAGCCCATAGTGATGGTGATCTAATTTGGATTACTGATAGTTCTCAGTGGTTACTGCTTACAGCAGACACAGCTATTGGTTATAATGCATCCAGTTCAGGTGGTGCTTCTGGTACAGAGAAATCGGATGCTGAAGTTTTGGCGTATGTTAATGATGATCTCTCAACCGGCAACTATTCCGGTGATGGTGTAACTGCTACTATTACTGATAGTGTAATTACTGTTGATGAGTTGAATATTACTTATGAGACCGAAGCTAAAGCTCAACTTGCAGTTTTTGCAATGGCTGGTTCAGTTATGACACAGAGATCAGGTAACCTTTATGGTTCCAGTAAAGATATCGGGACTATTTCCGGAAAACTACCTGCATTGTCTGAAACTGGTGGAAGAGTTAATAGAGTTGGTTTTAAACGTACTGAAGTTACAGGTACTATTACTAAATTTGGTTTTTTTGATGAGTATACTCAGGAATCTCTGGATTTTGATTCTGATGCTGAACTTGAGATGCACATTAATCGTGAAATGCTTCGTGGTGCAAATGAAATTACAGAAGATGCTCTACAGATTGATCTGATTGCTGGTGCTGGTGTAATTAAATATGGTGGTAGTGCTACTTCAGTTTCCAGTATGTCTGGTGTTACAGCTACATTAACTGAAATCACATACAACGATTTGATGAAACTTTCTACAGACCTGGATAATAACAGATGTCCTAAACAGACAACTATTATTACAGGTAGCCGAATGGTTGATACCAAAGTTATCAGGGCTGCCCGAGTTATGTACATTGGTTCTGAAATGGTTGAAACGTTTGAAAGAATGACTGATTATCACTCCAATGCTGCTTTTATACCTCTGGCACATTACGCTGCTGCTGGTTCACCTATTAATGGTGAAATTGGTAGTGTAGGACATTTTAGGATTGTTGTTGTACCTGAAATGATGTTCAAAGAAGGTGTTGGTATTGCTGAAGGCACTAACGCAGGCTATAAAGAAACTAATGGGCGGTACAATGCTTATCCAATGCTGGTTGTTGGTGATGAGTCTTTTACAACTATTGGTTTTCAGACTTCTGGTAAAACCGTTAAGTTCAAGATTTACCATAAAAAACCTGGGGAAAGCATGGCTACAACAGCTGATCCTTACGGTGAGACAGGCTTTATGTCTATCAAATGGTATTATGGCTCGATGGTTTTGAGATCGGAACGCCTCGCTGTTGTATGGTCCGTTGCACGTGAATAATAATAACTTGACTTAATAGTCAGGGCATATTAACCAAACCCTCCTCTTTTGGTAGAGGGGGGTTTTAACAGTAACCTGACACAAATAAAGGTAAAAATTATGACAGATATCCATGAAGAGCAAAATGACAACATCGAAGATGAATTAACTGTTTTAAAACAAAGAGCAGATCAAATGGGTTTAAAGTATCACCCATCAATTGGGGTAGTAAAATTACGGGATAAAGTAAATACACTGCTATCTTCTTCCCCACCTGATACTGCACCACCAATAGAAGCAAGTCCATCGGTAACACCACCAAAAGTTGAGAGTAAAGCAGCAATGAGAACACGCTTAAAAAGAGAAGCAAACCGTTTAGTGCGTATCAGATTAACTTGTATGGATCCAAATAAAAAAGATTGGCCTGGAGAAATTTTCACTGTTGGCAATACAGTTGTAGGTACATTTAAAAAGTATATTCCATTTCAAGCTGAGGAAGGTTGGCATGTTCCTCAGATTATTTATGAACAATTAAAAGAAAGAGAATGCCAAGTATTTGTAAAAAAAGTAGTTGCTGGTAGACCAATTATGCAAGGTAAATTAATAAAAGCATTTGCTATTGAAAAGTTGCCTCCCTTAACTCATACAGAATTAAAAAATATAGCACACATATAAATAAAAAGGTTAAATATAAATGACAACTTCAATTGATTTAGTTGCATTACAAAGTGGTTCATTAACTACTCCTGATGTAACAAAGCTAACAACAAACAGTTTAACTGGTACGGGTGTGTTTGACTTGTTGATGAAGGTTACTAAATTACACCTTCTTGAAGAATACAACGAAGATCGTATTACAGGGCAAGAGTATTCGACTGTCTATTTGGGTGCTTTATTGGCTGTAATGGATCAATCTGTTAAATTTTTGTTGAGTCATCAACAAGAAGAAAAAGTTGCGGCAGAAATTGCTTTATTGCGACAAAAAACTGTAACAGAATTAACACAAACAGATGATGATATACCACTTGGTTTAGGTTTTAATGGAGACACTACTGTTGAGGGTCTTGTAGCCAGTCAAAAGACATTAAATACTTCTCAGAATGCATTGGTTACAGCTCAAATTACCCAAGCTGATAATGAAAATAATTTAATTGGGCAAAAAATTATTACAGAATTGTCTCAAACCGATGATGATTTTACACAAGCCAATGCCGCTGGACATGGTTTTAATACAGCATCTGCTATGGGTGGTTTACTTGAAAAAGAATTAGATAAAGCAGATGCTGAAGCTCGTTTGTTAATTCAAAAATTAGTAACAGAAGTTGGGCAAACCAGCGATACTAAACCATCCGCATTAGGTGAAATGTCATCTACATCTGTAATTACAGGAATGATTCAAGAACAAAGAGATCTGCTTGCAAGTCAGATATTAAAAACTGATGGTGAAGAAGTTCTTTTAGCTCAAAAAACGATTACTGAATTGGCCCAAACCAGTGATACATTGGATACTTCAACCAATGCCTTAAATACCAGTACTACTACTTCTGGTACAACCGAAAAACAGAAGGATTTATTTGAAGCACAAACGAATGGTTTTGCTCGAGATGCTGAACAAAAATTAGCCAAGATGATGATTGATGCCTGGGCTGTAGATGCTACAGTTGGAACAGCAACTGCAAATACAACAAATAAACTTGATGATACCTCACTAGGTGCTGTAGTAACTATAGCTAAAACAGGTATTGGTGTTTAAAATAATTCATACTAAAATGAAGGTAAAATAGGGGTGGATACTCCCGCTATTTTTATAAAAATTTATGGGTTTATTTGACAGCAAAAAGAAAATACAAGTTTTTAGCACTGCTGCTGGTTTAGTAGAACCCGATGAGCATGCAGCAGCAGATGCGGTATTACAAGCAATTCTTTCACGAAAATCTATTTCTTACAGTGTTATAAATACTATACTTACAGGCATGGGTGTGAAAACCGATCAAATGCGTAGGTATGCCAAAGATCACTATACCCTTGGATTATCTCAAGGTGGCTTACACACAAGCACAATGGTATTAGATGATACCGATGTAGCTGATATTATTGCAACTGATTTAAGTTTAGCCAATGGTGTTTTGGTTAATTACAATTATTTTACATCGGTGGTTTTTACTGCACTTGTTCAAGCTCACTTACATAGTAATCGAGGCTATAATAGTACAGATGGTTCTATTACTATTTTTCCTTCTGGAATGGATCTTCCTACCACTTATCAAACAAATTCTTTAACATATACTGTAACTGTTACAGATTTTGAATTAGTCAGTACAACCGAGGGTTCCATTGATTATTTAATTCAATCATCTTACACTGATTTAACTCGTACATATGATCAAGAATTTGTAGGACTTCCAACTTATAAAATTATTAATAGACCGGATACTATTTACACAGAAATATTTGATATTCCCGTAGGATTCTACCCTGGACGAGAATATTTAGTTGCAGCATACTATGAATTAGACGGTAGTGGTACTCCAAGTACTACCCAAAAGTATTGGTATTACCATGTTTTATCTGATAAATACCCTTCACTTACACCTGCTGCTGATATCGATGAAGCAAATAATACAATGCCGGTCATACCAATAAGATATGAAAATGCTCGTATTACTGGAGATTTACAAGTAACTGGTGCAAAATTACTTAAACGTATGAAAATTAATTGGGATGACTTGGTTGAAAAGTTAGAAGATAATCCAAATATTGCAGATATTGATCATGCTTATATTATGTTTGGTGTTGATTTGCAATCACCAACTAATGCTGGTTGCCAGTATTTAACAGAATTTTTTGATTATATAGCAGATTTGTGCCAACTATCCCCATTTGATAATACAGCGAATACCTTGACTCAAGCAGGTATTCCAATAAATTATTTTGAATTTACTGGACAAGATATTTTTGATGGTGGGGTTGCAACTACATCTCTTTTCCCTGACATGAATGCTACTGTTGTAAATGCAGAACACGCTTTTAGTTTAATTGAATATGGTTTACGGGTAGCCATTTATTTTAATCAAATTACTTCATGTATTAAAACAGGAACAATTGGTGATATTGGTACAAGTACAATGTCAACTACCCAATCTTTATCTTCTTCCAGCAGTCTTGTAGAATTTGATCATACAAAATATAGATTATCCTTAGCTGCTACTGCCATATTTCGGCATCAAATTACTACAAATGCGTATAAAGAGGTAACTGTTTATGGATTATTTCATAGAAATTCTATCTATAAAGGGCATGAAGTTGTAACAGAGTTAGACAATGTTTTAGATAGTGTTGATGAGCATAATTTTATAATACCTATTCACTACGCTGTCAGTAAAAAATTACAAAATTTTGATCGTAAATTATTATATGAAGAATCTATGCAATTGGTTATTAATGGATATGAAGTGACACATGTAAAATGGTATACACAAAATTGGTTTAAATTTGTTGTTTACATTATTGTTGTTATACTTATTATTTACAATTTAGAGGATTGGGCTGTTGCGCTATTAGCATTTATAAAAGCTGGTACAGCAGTTATTATAAAAACACTTCTAATGAATATACTAATAGGTACACTTATAAGTGAAGGATTTAAATTGATTGCTGAAATGGTTGGTCCAGAATTATTAGCAATTTTTGGGGTAGTAATTGCTATATTTTCTTTTTATATTTCACCTGGTTCAAGTTTTAAAATTCTTGGGCAAACTATGGTTACTGCTAAAACAGTATTATCATTGGCTATGGCATCTTTTTCTGCAGCTCAAAAACAAATTACAAATTTATTAGAAGATATTGGGGCACAGTATGAAGAATTTCTTGTATCTTCTGAAGCTGATACAAAACAACTTGAAGAAGCTCAAGCACTATTAAAACCCCCAGAATTATTAGTATATAACTTATTAGCAACACAAAATACTGCGTATGTATCACACCCTCTAAGTGGAGAACCAAATAAATTTTATGATAGTACAATTCATTCAGGGAATATAGGAACTTTAGTTTTAAATGTAATTCCTAATTATGTTGATTTAGCAGTAAAACTACCTAAACCCAATATTTATGCTTTCGGAAATAACCCAAACATTGTATAGTAGTAAAAATATATATATTTATAGAGGAGCTTATTATGTCTAATGATGGACTCGAATTTAAATTTTTACAACCAGATCCGAATCAATACTGGGGAGATTTAGATAAAATACCAAATCCAAGCAATCAAAATCCTGCTGGGTTTGGGTTTCAATTACCAAATAACTTCCAAGTAAACAAGACTCCTGATTGGTTTAATTTAGATCAAGGTGCTAATC